CTACGATGACTGCTAAGGAAACAGCTGCAGTGACTGCTCACCTCTCAACAGCTGGTAAAATATTTAAAGAGATCTCTGGTAATGTACTCAAAGAGATCGAACAAAATAAAGAATTAAATCTGGTTATCAATACATATAATAATACAAAGGTAAGAGCTAACGAACGTATTACTAATACTGCTCAACATACAAAAGGCCTTATTGATTTTGTTAACCTACGATATGCTAAACAAATTGATAAGCTAAAATCTGATAAAGGTAAACAAAAGAAAGAAGCACAAAGAGATCAATTACTATCATTTTTTAGTAAAAAAAATACAAAAACATTAAAAAAAGTGTTCGATTTACAAAATTCTGTAGTGGATGCGAAATTAATTATTATAAATAAACTTAACAGTCTATCAAACATTAATACGTTTGTGAAGACAAAATCCGGATTTAAAGTAACCAACCCTGAAGGTTTTGTTGCTATAGATCGTATGGAAGGTGGAGCTGTTAAATTAGTTGATAGGTTAGAATTTTCTACCAACAACTTTAGCAAAGATATTATAAAAGGCTGGGATAGTCCAGGCTAAATGGGATACCGAGGATAAGAATGAAATCATTCAAAGAATTTGAAGAGGCCATGACTGCTGCACAACGGCAGAAAGCTAAGGCTACCTTCAGGAAAAACAAAGGCAAGATTATGCTTGGTCGGAAGAAAGCTGCCAAGAAACTTGCGTCAAAAGAAAAACTTCAAAAACGTGCTGAAAAACAAGCTCGTAATATTCTCATTAAAAAACTTCTAAAGAAAAAGGATAAGGGTGATCTATCCTTTGCTGCTCGTGGTGAACTTGAAAAAAGATTAGCGAAGAAAAAAGGTGCAATTAAGAAGATTGCTAAGAAGCTATTACCACAAGTAAAGAAAGCAGATAGAAACAAATTGAAGAAGAAAGGTGAAGAATAATAATGGCATATAATCCAAAACGTTTTAGTGAATATCTATCAGAAGAGACGAAGGACATTACCTTCGTCTTTGGTCGGTTTAACCCACCAACAAATGGTCATGAGAAAGTCTTCGATACTCTCAAGAAGCAAGCAGGCTCTGGTCAGTTTAGAATATACGCTTCACAATCAAATGATCCTAAGAAGAATCCTCTTAAGTTTAAAGATAAAATCAAATTCCTACGTAAAATGTTTCCTAAGTATGCTCGAAACATTATGGCTGATTCTAATATCCGTACAGTATTCGATATCGTTGTTCGTCTATATGACCAAGGGTTTACGAAAGTAAACATGGTTGTTGGTGATGATCGTAAAGCAGAGTTTGATAAGCTGCTGAATAAGTACAATGGCGAAAAGGGTCGTCATGGTTTCTATCAGTTTGAAGGTGGTATTACAGTCATCAGTGCTGGTGCAAGAGATCCTGATTCAGATGATGTAACTGGTATGAGTGCATCTAAGTTAAGAGCTGCAGCTGTAGCAAATGACTTTGCAACATTCAGTAAAGGTATGCCATCATCTTATAAAGATGGTAAAGAATTATTTAATGCTATTCGTAAAGGTATGGGTCTAAAAGAGTCTCATAAACATCGTAAGCATATCCAATTAGAAACAGTATCGGAAAAAAGAGAAGAATATGTAAATGGTAATCTATTCTCTGAAGGTGATACTGTTGTTGTAAAAGAATCAAATGATGTTGGTACGATTACAATGAAAGGTCCTAATTTTGTTTTAGTTGAATTAGCAGATGGTAGTAAGAAACGTCATTGGTTAGATTCAGTTGAAAAGTTAGAAGAAGCAAAAGATATGCCTTTGTCTAAACATACTAAAAAATATAAGAAAATGTTTGGTGAAGAAGATCTAGAAGAAAAGAAAATCGCAGGTCTTGTTAAGAAAGCAGAAAAATCAGGCATGCCATACGGTATACTTAAAAAGGTATATGATCGTGGAATGGGTGCATGGAAAACAAGTCATCGTCCAGGTACTACTCCACAACAATGGGCATTCGCTCGAGTTAATTCATTCGTTACTAAATCAAAAGGTACATGGGGTGGCGCTGATAAAGACCTCGCCTCTAAGGTTGAATCGTACGAGATTGGTACAGACGAATATACTAAACACGCAAAAGAAACAACTCCTGGTGAACTCGAAGAGATGGGAGCATTATCTGCAATAGGATTAGATGATCTAGATCGTTGGATTGATAAGACACTTAAAAAACCAGTGTACAAAAAGGCTGTAAGATACTACCTTGATCAACGTAAGAAATCATCAGGTGATACTGATAACGGTCAAAAGATTATGATGAAAACAGCTAAGGTTACTGGCCTTGACTATAGAAACTTAAATAAGACTTTTCATGATATGATCAAGAAAGGTTTACTACCTAAACATTTAGCATTCGAAGATACTGCAGTATCATTCAAAGATTACTTAAAGGACAATAACGATGAAGAAATTTAAATCTCTACGAGAAGCCCGCCTTAACGCTGCCGACTACACTGTTGGATCTGAAAAATTTCCAAAGGGCGGTTTCCGCGCGTTGGTTACACATAAAGAGAAAGGTACAATGTTGTACCTAGGCAGCGAATTGTTTAAATCTCCTAAGGATGCTGAAGGTCAAGCTAAAGCATATCTAGATGGATATGCAGCAAGTAGTGATCGTGGTGCTAATAGAGCATCTGATGATTATGCTAAAAAGAATAAAAGCAAATTAATGAAAGAAGACGTTGAATTAGATGAAGCAAAAATTAAACCGTCAGACTATACTGCTACTTCTGAGAAATCAAAGTTTGGCGGACATAGAGCTAAGGTCGTACATAAGACTAAAGGTACTACAATGTATCTAGGTTCTGATGGATTTAAGACACCTAAAGCGGCTAAGGCTGCTGCAGATGCATATCTTACAGGGTATGCTATAAGCGGTGACAATGGTGCTCAGCGAATGATGCAAGCACATATTAAGAATAACAAAAAGAATTTAGTTGATCCTAGTGTTTTAGATACTAAGGAATCAGTTGATGAAGCTGCGACGAAAGTAATTGCTTCAGTCGAATTGTGGAATGGTAAAAAGATGAAAAAGTCTTTTAAGAACCAATCAGCCGCAGAAGCGTTTATAAAGAAAATGCAAGATGAAGAAGATGTTCGTGGATACAATATGTATGCAGAAGGTCTTGATGAAGCTGGACCAACCTATATTGATGGTGTTAAGTACCAGAAAGAAAAGAAAAAGAAAGGTTTTAACAAAGACGATTGGGAATGGAATTCATCTAAGCAGTTATATAAAAAGGTTGATGAAGCCTTTCTAGATTCTCTTCGTGAAGGATTATCAATTGATGAGTCAATGGATGACACTATAAAAAGACTTAAAAAGATGGGTGGCGTTGTCTATGGTGATAAGCTAACAAGCAAATCAGATAAGACACCTGCTAAACTAGCTTCTCAATCACGAGGCAAGAAGACTGTATACTTCGTAGTTACTGATGATGGCTATACAGAGTATAAAGATTTAGGTGCTGTTAAGAAAGCTTGGACTATTGCAGGTAATAATGATGATGCTAAAATTGCATTAGACCTTATGTCCAAACAAGGTGATGGCGATGCTATCGATATGGTATTGAATAAATACAAAATTAGTATTGATAAGCTAGATAAGATTGTTAAGAATAACTTAGGTGCTAAATCAGCGGCTGACTTCTTAGGTGAAGCTGTTGCTCTTGATGAAGCATTTCTACGACTTCCTGGTGAAATGATTAATGGTGAATTGCCTATGGCTATCCGTGATCTCGAATCAATATTAAGAGGTCTAAAGGCTGGTAATGATTTTGATGCAAAGGGTTTCAATAAGCAAATAGCTAGACTTAATACAATTAAGAAAGAAGCTAAGAAGTTTAATAGTGAAGATGAAGTCCCAACACGTTACCAATACACTGCTAAGAAATAATCATGATTAGATTTAGTGACTTTATAGCAGAAGGCGAAGGTAAGCATAAAGGCGAAGGCTATGAAGCTGGCTTTAAACGTCGTGTTGTAAAGACCACTAAACCTGAACATAAAGAAAAAGGGTTTAATTGGAGAATCAAAGGTAAAGAAAGACCTGAGGTTACTATTAAGTTATATAAAACTAAACCTGATTTTGCTGAGTTTAGTAAGCAAATGAAAAGAGTAGCAGGGCATGAGTTTGGATAATTTTAAAGATTTTATAGATGAGGGTGTAAATGATCCTGGAATCTTTAAAGCGATCTATATGGCCGGCGGACCTGGCAGTGGTAAGTCATTTGTAGCAAAGGGTGCTATTCCATCTTCAAGTGGTCTTAAGATGGTTAACTCTGATGACTTATTTGAGCTAGGTATGAAGAAGAATGATCTAGACATGAAAATGCCTGATTCAGAAAAAGAAAAACGAGGCGAAGTAAGGACTCGTGCAAAACAGCTGACTGGTAAACGACAATCAATATATATGAAAGGTCGTTTAGGATTGGTCGTTGATGGTACCGGTAAAGACTTTAATAATATAAAGACCAGTTCTGAGATGTTAAAGAATTTCGGTTATGATTCATATATGATATTCGTTAACACTTCATTAGAAGTAGCATTGGAAAGAAACGCTAAGCGAGCACGTTCTCTTCCTGATTCACTAGTGATTGATTCTTGGAATAGAGTACAAAATAATATAGGTAAGTTCCAAAACTATTTTGGAGCCAAGAATATGCTTATTGTGGATAACAATAATGCAACAGAAGATGTAATGGTAAAAGCTTATAAACAAGTACAAAAATTCATTAAACGTCCAGTATACAACAACAGTGCAAAGGACTGGATAAAATTTCAAAAGGAACGGAAATAATGTCACCAACTAAAGACCACTCAGATCAAAATGCTCGCCTTGATCGAATCGAAAACAAACTCGATTCATTATCAGAGGCTATTATATCCATAGCACGGGCAGAAGAAAAGATTACAATGTTAGCGAAGTACGGAGAAGCTCAAGCTGTGCAAATATTAAAGATCGTAGAGCGGTTAGAAGCTCTCGAAACAAAAGTAACTTCGAATGAAATCGTTGTTACAGTTATAAATAAATTATTCTGGATCCTTGTTACCGGCATCGTCGGTGGGGTTACCGGAATGTACTTAATGCAATAGGAGAACACAAATGAAACTACATGATCAAGCAACTCAGGACCTAGCGCAAGCGGTACAAGATGTCCTAGAAGGTAAAGCACCAGTAAAAGAAATGGAAATGAAATATCCACATGATATGTTTGATCCTAAGACTGGAAAGAAAGAAGTGGCTAAGGATGAAGCTGAGCATAAAGCTCTTGCTGCTAAAGGTTATACCCACGAAGCACCAAAAGAAAACGTTGCTGGTCCAGCTGACTTATCAGTAGATCAAAATGTTAAAAAGGTACAAGCTAAGCACGGTGCTGTTAAAAAGATTGATCTAACTGCAGAAGAAAATGAAGCACTTCATGACGAAGCATTAGCTATCCATGAAGCTAAATCTTTGAACCGACCACAAACTGATGCTGAAAAGAAAGCTGCAAAAGCTAAGTTTATGCGTTCTGCTGATAGAGCAAGTAAAGAGCGCGGGAAACAACTTCGAAAATCTTATGCTAATGAAGAAGATATGGACGAAGCTGAAATGTCTGCTAAGCAAGCTGCTTATAGAAAAGTCTTTGATGCTGCTATGAAGAAGTTTGGTGTTAAATCTCCTGCTGAATTAGAAGATGGTAAGAAGAAAGAATTCTTCGATTATATAGATGCTAACTACGAAGCTGATAACGAGGAAGATTAAAATGAAAAGCTTTTTTCAACTAAGAGAATCTTTAAGTTTACAAGAAGCTCCTGCTTCATATAGAACAATAGTGTTTGAATTTCCCATTGAACTATTTAATAAAGCAGGTCAAACCTTTAGAGCTACTGCCCCAGAAAAGTATAAAACGACTGTAGTGGCAGCTTCTAATGATAGGTTTTTTGCCATGGCAGGTGAACCTAAAGACTTAGAGAAAATGCTAAAGACTGATCCAATCTTAAAAGGTAAAGTAGACGTTGCATCGATTATGAAAGGTGCTGTTAAGTTTACTGGTAAAGAAAAGTTCGGTCGCCAGAAAGGTGCAAACTTTAAAAACTAAAACAGTGACTATATATACTATATGATGAAAGTATTTGACGAACTTACAATTAAGAATTTTGAATTCTTTGCAATGCAAAACTATAATAATACTGAGTGTTGTGATGTAGAAGAATTCAAAGAGGACTTAGCAAGATTTAAATATCTTAAACGACTGTTTAGGAGATATGAAGTCCACAATGATTTGCAAGAACGTTTAATACTTAACCATCTTATAGTCATATATAATATATTTGGAATAGAAGCTGCTAATCGTATGATATGGTTTAAGGTTGATGAAGAACATTATCATTATCTTAAACCATTTTTAGTCTTTCTAAACTATTTAGATATAAAAGAAAAAGTAGAAGTTCCATTAGATTTAAACATAATAAAAGTACTAAGGAAACTATAATGCAAAAACTAAATGAAGGTCTTGTATCACGTACGGCAGATCTATTTTATGCATTTAGATTTCTTAAATTGCTTACGACATCATGGAATAAGATGCCAGCGTTTGAATTAGGAATTATTGATGATAGTGGGAAGGTTATAAAGAAGCCAAAGACTAATGAAGAAAAGTCTGCTTATACTGTATTCCATAGGTTAGTATTTAATGTCAAACGTTTGGTGAGTAAATTACCGTTTGGTAAGACTAAACTTGCCTCTTATGCGACAGCATTGTTTCTCATTAAAGAGCATACTGGTATACCTGAGTCTAAGCTTAGATCTATTATGGAAGAAGTGATTGGTGAAAAGATTCCTGATCAATACTTTAATGAAAACAAATGGTTTGAATCTGATACTGGTTTAAACCAAGGGATATACACACTAATTGAAGATGCTGTATCGCCAATCACCGGTGATGTAATAGCACTTAAGAATACTAAAGTAGAAGTAAAAGAAAAGACCGAGGCTCACTCTAATATTCTTGGTAAGAACATTTATAAAGTAACACATATACAAACCAAACAAGAAATCTATATATCAAATGGAGATATAAAACGATGAATTTTCGGACTTTTGAAGAATGGCAAAAAGCTGCTCATGAACAAATGGGTACTGCTGCTGTCGCAATTATGCCTCAACCATTAGGCGATAAAGATAAAAAGAAAAAGCAATATGATGGTCGCACTAAAGAAGGCCGTAAGTTTGTAGAGCGCATGACTGCTAAGAAGGCTGCTAGAGAAGCAAAGAAAAATGTAGTTGCTGAAGAATCTGATATTCAAGAAGCGAGTAAAGATATCGGTACAAGCAGAGGTGGTATTACTGTTGTTGATATTGGCCGTGGTGAGATTCAACTTCAAGGTAAGTTTGGATTAATGGTTACTATAAAGAAAAGCGATATGACTGAAGTTATTAAATTTATGAAACTAGCAAATCTTAAGTAATGTTAAGTAAAGTACTGATTGGAATATTATTATCGTTTGGTATCATAGGCTATTTCTATTATAGCACTACACAGAACCAACTGATTGAACTACGTGATTTAAATAAAGCTTACGAGTTAAAGATTGAGACTCAAGATGATGCAATCAATACTATGCAACAATCTTATGAGTTACAAGGTGAAGCTCTAAACGAATTATCTTTAAAGAATCAAGAGATTCAATCAGAGATGAATCGTTACTTAGATATATTTAAGAGACATAACCTTGCAAAACTGGCCGCAGCAAAACCTGGCTTAATTGAGAAAAGAGTGAATGGAGCAACCAAAGATGTATTTGACTCGCTTGAAAATGACAGCAGTTTTGATGTCAGTCCTACTACTGAGTAGCTGCGCATTAATGACTAAACCTCCTCGTGAGGTAACAATAAAAACAGTACCAATAAAGATTAAAATTACTCAGCCTGTATTACCACGGAAGATTGATTTAAAAGAACCAAAATGGTACGTTGTATCAGAAAAGAATTTAGATGAATTCCTTGTGAGTATTGAAAAGGAATCTAGCACATTAGTATTCTTCGCTATGTCTCCAGGTGACTATGAACTCATGGCATATAATCTTCAAGAGATTAAACGTTATGTCAAAGAATTAAAACAAGTTGTAGTCTACTATAAGAAAGTAACTACTATAGAGGAAGAAGAAAATGGCAATCCCGACAACCCTTAGTGAAAAAGCATCAGTCGCAGCACGTCTAGCGTCATGGTCATACATGGATGATGCAGATGCACGTCTAGCATTAATTAAAAAAGAATTTCATAGTAGTGCTAAGTCTAGACTTATTTCTATTAATAGTGCTGAATGTTTAATCACTAAAGCAGATAGTCAATTATGGATTGCCTTTAGAGGTACTCAACCTAATCAATTAAACGATCTTAAAGCTGATCTAAATATGTTTAAAGAAAAATCTGAATCTGCTGGTATGGTTCATGGTGGCTTTAAAGATGAAGTTGATGAGCTATGGGAAGAAGTCGTTAAAGAATTACAGCGTAATGGTAAGCTTGTCAGTCCTCGTGATGTATATTTTTGTGGTCATTCTCTTGGTGGAGCTATGGCAACCATTGCAGCATCTCGTTATACATTAGCTAGAGGTTTGTTTACGTTTGGTTCTCCTCGTGTTGGTGGTAAACAGTTTGTTAATACATGTTGTGTTCCTCATTATCGCTTTGTAAATAACAATGATCTAGTCGCTAAAGTACCACCTTCTATCCTTGGTTTTAAACATGATGGTTGTGAGATGTACTTCAGCAGTAAAGAATCATTAGTGTTAGGTAATACATTTTGGCAAGACTTTGCTGATCTCTTTAAAGGTTTAATCTCATCTTGGGCTAAGTTAAAATTCTTTGATGGATTAACAGATCACGGTATGGATGGTTATATATATCTAGTGGATAAAAATAAAGAGGAAATTGATAAATGTCGTGGTTAACCATTCTTGCACTTAAGTCAATGCTATCGTCAGTAATCGGTAGCTCATTCTATAACTGGTTCCAAGGCACTAAGCTTGGAATCTGGTTTCAGCAGTATGTCAACAATACTATGCAGTATCTGGCTGACAAATACGATTTAGAACTTGCAAAGAAAGATTCTAAGTTTCGTAAACAATATCCCTTGATCCTCGCACGAATTGAAGAACTTGAAAAGAAAGTAAAATAACTGTTTACTTTCACCCCTTGGTATGATATAATATACCTTCTAATTTATTAACAGGATTAACTTATGTCTTTTAACGTTACTAAAAGAGATGGCTATACTCAGCCGTTTGACCTAGAAAAGGTACACCAAGTACTCGAATGGGCAACCGAAGGCATTACTGGTGTCTCTGTATCTGAGATAGAACTCAAAGCAAACATACAACTATATAACAATATTCCAGCATATGACATTCATGAGCTTCTTATTAAGAGTGCTGCTGAACATATCACCGAATCAACTCCAAACTATCAATACGTAGCAGCTCGATTAATTAACTATAAGATTCGTAAAGAAGTCTATGGTAAATACGAACCTTGCTCTTTATATAAACTTGTTAAAGATAACGTTAAACATGATGTATATGATGCCGGCATCTTAGATAAGTACACTGTTGAAGAATTCGATGATCTAAATCTCTATATTAAACATAACAGAGATAATGATTTTACGTATGCTGGCATGGAACAATTCCGTGGTAAATATCTAGTACAAAACAGACGTACTGGTGAATTATTTGAGTCACCACAAATGCTTTATATGATGGTGTCTATGACTTTATTTGGTGAGTATGATCAATCAACAAGAATAAAATACGTTAAGGATTATTATGATGCAATTTCTCAGTTCTATATTTCACTCCCTACACCTATCATGGCTGGAGTCCGAACTTCCACTAGGCAGTTTTCCAGTTGCGTTCTTATCGAATCCGGCGATAGTCTCGATTCTATCAACGCTACCGCTACGAGTATTGTAAAATATATCTCTAAGAAAGCTGGTATCGGTATCGGTGCTGGTTCTATTCGAGCTGCCGGAGCAAGTGTAGGTGATGGTTCTATTGTACATACAGGTCTCATTCCATTTTTAAAATATTTTCAGTCTGCTGTTAAGTCATGTAGCCAAGGCGGTGTCCGAGGTGGAGCCGCTACGGTATACTTACCATTATGGCATTATGAGTTTGAAGACTTAGTTGTATTAAAGAATAATAAAGGTACTGAAGAGAATCGCGTACGTCATATGGATTATACCTTCCAATTGAATAAACTTATGTATGAGCGTTTATTAACTGGTGGTAACATTACGTTCTTTGATCCACATGATGTTCCTGGTCTGTATGAATCATTCTTTTCAGATCAAGATAAGTTTAAAGCGATATATGAAGAGTATGAAAGAAAAACTTCTATTCGTAAAAAGACTATGCCTGCACTTGATGTATTCCAAAGTCTTTTAAGTGAACGTAAAGATACTGGTAGAGTATACGTAATGAATGTTGATCATGCAAACGAGCATGGCGCATTTCATCCAAAGGTTGCTCCTATTCGTATGAGTAATCTTTGTTGCGAAATCGATTTACCAACTAAACCATTACAATCAGCTGATGATCCTAATGGTGAAATTAGTCTATGTACTTTATCAGCAATCAACTGGGGTCTTATTAATGATCCATCTGAGTTTGAAAAGTATTGTACGTTATCAGTAAGAGCACTTGATGCGTTATTAGATTACCAAGATTATCCAATTGAAGCTGCATATCGATCAACAATGAATCGTAGACCACTAGGCGTTGGTATCATTAACCTTGCATACTTCCTTGCTAAGCGTGGATTAAAGTATGATGATGGTGCATTTGATACAGTTGATGAATATGCCGAAGCATGGTCGTATTATCTTATTAAAGCATCTGCTGACTTAGCTTCTGAGAAAGGTAAAATCAATAAAAATTATGAGACTAAATACGGCAGTGGAATCCTTCCAATTGATACATATAAGGAAGCAGTAGATAATTTAGTTAAGCCTAACGAAAGAATGCCATGGCAGAGTTTACGTAATCAATTAGAGTTTACAGGTATACGTAACTCAACACTTATGGCTCTTATGCCAGCTGAGACTTCAGCACAAATAAGTAATAGTACTAATGGTATTGAACCACCAAGAGCATTAGTATCATACAAGCAATCAAAGGATGGTGTTATGGCTCAGGTTGTTCCTGGCATTCATCACTTAAAGAACAAGTACGATTTGTTATGGGATCAAGAATCACCTGATGGTTATTTAAAGATCTGTGCAATTCTACAGAAGTATATCGATCAAGGGATTAGTGTGAATACCTCTTATAATCCTCAGTTCTTTGAAGATAATAAAGTACCTATGTCAGAAATGGTAACTGATCTTGTGACTGCTTACAAGTATGGACTAAAACAATTATATTATTTCAACACCCATGATGGTGCTGGAGATAATTCAGAAGAAGAAGATTGCGAGAGCTGTAAAATATGAAAAAAGGCACCAAGTCACATTTAGATAAAATGATGTTCTTAGACGAATCAGTAGATATCGCACGGTATGATACCGTAAAATATCCGAACATCGATAAGATTACTGATAAGCAATTGGGTTTCTTTTGGAGACCTGAAGAAGTAGATGTATCAAAGGATAAGAAAGACTTCGATTCATTGGATGAGCATGAACAACATATCTTTACAAGTAACTTAAAGAGACAAATTCTATTAGATTCAGTTCAAGGTAGAGAACCATTAGATGCATTCTTGCCTATATGTTCACTCCCTGAAGTAGAGAACTGGATTACTACATGGGCATTCTTTGAAACAATTCATAGTCGTTCATATACACATATCATTCGTAACATATATCCAGATCCTTCAATTGTATTTGATGAGATTATGGATAACTCTGAGATTATGGACTGTGCAAAAGATATAAGTAAATACTATGATGATCTAACTGAAGCAAATGTTCATAACGATCCTGAGTACAGGCATCCAGTAGATTTATATGAACATAAGAAAAAGATCTGGTTAGCTCTTATGTGTGCTAACGCTTTGGAAGGTATAAGGTTCTATGTATCGTTTGCATGCTCATGGGCATTTGCAGAATTAAAGAAGATGGAAGGTAACGCAAAGATTATCAAGTTTATCGCAAGAGATGAGAACGTTCATCTTGCTGGCAGTACAGTAATGATTAAGAGCCTATTAAAAGAAGACCCTGATTATACAAAGATTCAAGCTGAATTGGCTGATGAAGTAGAAAAGTTATTCGTAGGTGTAGTAGAACAAGAAAA